GTCTGGTTATATTGGATCAGACTTTATATGCAAAAAGAGGAGCGGGATTATTCACCCCGCCCCTCTAAAACAACAAACAACAAACAACAACTAACGCACAACGACTTTTGAAAGTGACAGCCCTCGGACCTGTCCGTTGTCCTCCACAACGGTAATTCCCTTACCGCTGGGACCGGTAAACGATGCCTTTTTGACGCCCTCAACACGTCGCAGGATGTTAGACGTTCCATGCTTCGGATAAAGAACGCTCACACGTTGCCCGTTTCTCTTATTGTAAAGATTTACCAACATAACTCAAACCCTTTCAAGATTAAACAAAATACTGTAGTTGATACGATGTTCCATTTGATTATTTTAAGGAGCATGAAATTCGCCATTTTCGGCACGTTTCTCTGCTTCACCTAGCGGGATAAGCCAGTGATCGTTTTTAGTTGCTGGCGTAGGTACGCCTGTCAACAATACACCGTTCTTTGAAATAGCTTGAACACGACCACCGCACTCATGAATGTATCCCAGACCAATAAGTTGCATTGTGCAATCTCCTAAAAAAGTGTTGTGAAAAAAGGACATCCGAACGATTTTTACTCGGCTGGCTTTGGCTTGCTACCGTTTCTGGCAGACGGGAATTTAACCCGTTCCCATGTCCTTATACTCTCATTATACAGTAGTTAATAACTTGCCTTCGTAGCTCAGTGGATAGAGCAACGGTTTCCTAAACGTTTCCTAAACCGTAGGTCGCTGGTTCGAGTCCAGCCGAGGGTACTTGCTGGTGCGGGGTTTTAGCCCCTAATTTGAAACGCCGTGAAAGTCGGGGCCACCAGCTCAAAAAAAATAAAATTTACTGTTGACGGCAACTGGACATGTCGATAATATGCATGTGTCAGGCAACGGAAACCACAAGAAAAGGACGACAGGATGAACATCAGCAAGACGACGGTAAACATGGCCAAGCGACGAGGTGTGAGCATCGAAGTAATGAACGACTCGCAACTCGGCGAGGTCGTCGAGATCGCACGCATCGAAGACGGTGAAGTCGCCGACGAGTACGCAGCACTCTACAGCATCAGCAGCGAAGGCATGTTCTTCGTGAACGGCTGCGACTCACGGATCGCCGAGGAGTTCGCCTACTGGATCAAGGACGAGGCCACTCTCCGGTCACACCTCGACACAATCTCGGTTTTCATCTGAGGCTGGGGTTGACCCCAGGTGGACACCACCGTAAGATACAGACAGCCAAGCAAACAAACCACAAGCAAAACACCAACGAGGATAATCGCATGAGCTACACACCAGAACTTTCCAAGAGCGACATCGCATACATCGCTGGCCCCATGACGGGGCACGAAGAATACAACTTCCCTGCGTTCGATGAGGCAGAAAGCCTGATCCGCAAGCTATACGGTTGCAGTGTGGTGAACCCAGCACAGGTTGATCGCGCGGTCCAGGTTCACGCAGTACTGGAAGGACGCAGCAAGCGAGAGCTGACCGAGTTCTTCATGGACCTGAACACGGCGACGATCAAAAAGTGTACCGCCCTGGTCCTGCTTGAGGGATGGGAGAGGAGCTCTGGTGCTCGCCATGAGCTTGCTATGGCCGAGCGACTCAACATTAAGGTGCTTGTCATGATTCCGACAGCGGCTGGCCAGAGAAGGCTAGTGCGAGTTGACGAGTCGGCGGTGTCGGTCTTCGCTGAGTGCTGCCGAGAAATCCCAGCCGACGCAGCGCTGCCACGATAATCAGAAACCGTCGCGACGTAGCGGCGGAGGACTGAACCCCAGGTCCTTTCCTGCAAGATAGTCTGGGGCAGCCCTGAATACATTTGATCCAGGCTCTGTGGGGGAGCGTGGGGGAAGACCACTGACGGGCCTCGATCAACCAGGGGTCGTCGGGCTCGTCAGTGGTCATATTTTCAAACCAAAGGAGAGAAGAATGAAAGAGATAAACGCAGAGATCGTCAGCCACAAGTTAAGCGAACTGCCTCCCGACCTGGCTATCGATATTGCGGCTACAGGCGAAGGTGAAGTCCTCTTGGACACCGCAAGGGGATGCGATAACTGCGTGATTAGCACGGTGTATGTCGACGGGCAAATCAAGCTAGTTGCAGCCCATTCGTCGGGTGACTTCAGGGGTCGGGCGCTCGCTGCAGTGCATGCAGTTGCGCTCGGCGTCGTCGATCAATATGAGGTTGAGGAGTGCCTGCTGCGCGTCGCTGACTCCGTGCCAACTGGCGACGGAGCTGACACTGAAGCAGCCAGTGCCCTGGTGATCCCTGATACGATCATGGACGTCCTTGACCTCGAGGACCCGTATGAACTCGGCATCATCAGAACTATGGCTAGGGTCCACGGTGAGTGGACATACGGCATCCTATCCGACTGGAGCGCAGAGGGCATGAAGTGGTGGGCACAGGAGGTCGCCCCGCTTGACGTGGATGTACGGAGGACCATCGTTGGGCACCCAGAGGACCTCACGCATAAGTCGCGTTACAAGGTCGCCCTGAAGCCCGAGTACGGCATCAACACTGGACAGATAAGTGCAACCATAGCAACATTTGAATCGCTTGAGGTTAAGGCTGGGGAATTATTTCTGATTTTCTCAGACAATTTCCTTGTACCGTGGAAGCAGGTCAAGTATATTTATGCGAAGTAAGAATGAGTTGATGAGTTGAGTTGAGTTTGTTTCACCCCAAGGAGGACCTCATGAGTCCAAACACAAAAATGACACTAGGCAACATCAAGTCGGCCAAGGTGTCGCGCCCGCCACGAATCCTGGTGCTTGGCGTAGAGAAGATCGGCAAGAGCACGTTCGCGTGCGGCGCCGACTCCCCCATCGTGATCCCCGTCAAGGGAGAAGAGGGCGTCGATGACTTTGATGTGCCGAGCTTCCCGGTTGCTGATCACGTGCTCGACATCAAGCAGGCACTGATCACGCTCGACCAAGAGGAGCACGACTTCAAGACGCTCGTGGTCGACTCGGTGTCTACTCTCCAGCCGAAGGTGATGGCGTTCGCCATGCAGAAAGAGGGCGTTAGTGATGAATCAAAGCTGGGTGGCGGATACGGTCACCAGTACGACACGGCGCTGCGCACCTGGGACTCGATCCTGACTGGAATGGACATGCTGCGAGAGAAGGGAGTCGCGTCAATCCTGATTGGACACGTCGCATCGAAAAATTTCGAGTGCCCGATCAACGGAACGTACTCTCGCTATGATCTTGACCTTCCCAACAAGATCCGAGAGAAAATCTACCGATGGGTCGACTGTATCCTGTTCGCTAACTACCAGACATTCATCCGCAAGGAGGACGCTGGTTTCAATCGGACGAAGTCCTTGGCGGCTGGCGACGGTGGTCGGCGCCTGTTCACTCAGAAGCGACCGAGTCACCCAGGCGGTGGTCGTGGTGTGTTCGGCAAGATCCCATATGAGATCGACCTGAGCTGGGCCGCATTCAAGTCCGCAATCGTTGACGCTTCCAAGCCGACTGAGTAGTCGGTGACGTCTTTCCACACACAGTTAACTGTTTCTTTTTTCGAGAGGATTTTATCATGAGCAACGGAAACCTTGGAGACTTTTTCAGCGACTTTGACTTTGATTCTGTGAGTGCTGATGCACCCGCTGAGTTCCTGGCACTCCCCGCTGGGTACTACAAAGTTGTGATCCTAGAGTCGGAAGTCAAGGAGTCGAAGAACAAGCCAGGGAGCAAGTACCTGAGCCTCAAGCTGCAGGTCGCTGACGGCAAGCACCAGAACCGAACCCTGTTTGCCAACCTGACAGTTGCCAACCGCAACGAGGTGGCGGTCAAGATCGGTCGCGAGCAGATCGCTCGACTCGTCAAGGCGTGTGGCCTTCCTGGGCTGCAGGACTCGTCGCAGTTCGTCGGTAAGATCGCCGAGGCCAAGATCGCCCGCACTCGCAATGAGCAGTACGGCGACAGTGAGGGGTGGTCGAACGACGTGAAGGGATTTTACGCAGTCGGCAGCTCTCCGCAGTCGACTGGGCACGCTGAGTCAGTGGCGGACAACCCGTCCCCAGCTCCAGCGGCCACCGAGGAAACCCCCTGGTAGGGATTTCTTTGGTGCTCTAACTCAAGGGCAGGTCGCCACTTACGGCGGCCTGTCCTTTTACTTTGAGAAAAAACCCGGAACACCTGTTGCCATGAACGGGACACGTCGATATATTACCTGTGTCGGGCAAACGAAACCACAAACGCAAAGGACATCACCATGACACTTCGAGCAATCATTCACGCAGCGCACATGGACACCCACACCGAAGACCTGCGAGCAATCATCGACGACGAGCGCGGTCGGTGGTGCCTCCCGGGCAGCGGCAAGCACGAGATCATGCAGGAGATGATCGACGAGTGCGAGGCGCACGGCGTCACGACCTGGGGTGAACTCCCTCTGTAAAAAAACAAAAAAACCTGTTGACTCCCAGCTGGACAGTCGATACATTTCAATAGTCAAGCAACCAACACCACCAACCACAAGGACCTCACCCATGACACTTCAGACACTCGCCTACAAGATCCACTACGGACAATGTATCTTAAAGCCAGAAGGTATCAGCTTCGCTCGCTGGAGCGGCATGTGTAAGGCAGCCCAACTATACTGCCAGCAACACCAGATCGACCCGGTTAAGAACTGCACCCCGCAGGATCTCTAATCAAAGGAAAAAGGTCGTCGCTTGCGGCGGCCTTGCAGCCAACAGCTAGAAAGGGAGGACATCACGATGAACAAGCAACAGAACAAGCCGTGCCCAGGCTGCGGAAAGCCAGCCACGCCAGTGGCGCCTCTGCCACAGCATCACCCGAACGCAGACGTCTGGCACAAGGCATGCATCATGGCAACCACCAAGCATCTCCGGGAGGGCAAGTGACATGGGAAAGGTGCTGAAGACAACGCCATGCGCAGGGAGCGTCCTCGGGTACTTCGGTGTCAAGGGGGCGACGTGGAACGACAGAACGAAGAAGAACGTCTGGGCCGACACGCTGAGACGCAACGGTTTCGCGGTAAGAAGCAGGGCCAGTAAAATCAAACACGGCTCAACCGCTGGGTCGATCCGCAACACGCTGGCCAGGATCGCAACCGAGGAGTCCCACATAGAGGCGTTCGTCGTGAGGGTCCCTGGTCACGTCCTGCTGATGGATCGCCTGGGGCGCACCATAGTGGACACCGCACCAAGGAAACGCGACAGGCGCCCCGTGAAGGGCGTGTGGGCCATCTGGGACAAGGAGCTGCACGCATGAACGTAGGATTCACAGGCACGACCGAAGGCATGACCAAGCACCAGATTGACTGGGTGAAGTCCATGATGGTCGCTTGGGGGGCGAGCAGGGCTTTGCACTCAGCGCGAGTTGGGGCAGAGGCGCAGTTCAGCGAGATTTGCAAGAGCATGGGTGTCACCGAGGTGATCTGCCTTGTCGGAGACACGCAGGGGCAGGTGGTTGACGTGGAGCACATGCCAGAGGAGGGAGACGCGGTGACTGTCCACGGACCCATGCCTGGGGACCTCAAGGATGAGGCACTGACGAGGGGCTGCGACATGGTCATAGCGTGCCCACTCGACTACTCTACGAAGTGCGGAACGTGGTCTACGGTACGCAAGGCACGTGCCAATGGAGCCAGGGTAGCCATTGTTCCGCCAGAGCCAGAGCCAGTTGAGAAAAAGCGAAGATAGTCGCTTGACCACCAGGGGTGTCGAGTGTATACTTCTGGTGTGACAGGAAAGAAGCCAAGCACAAAGGGAACGACATGACTAACCATGAACTGCGAGTCAACAACGAGCGACTGGCCGCTCAGTACCTGGACCAGTTGCTGTACCTCCTGAATCAAGTAGAGGAGGCTTCCGACAACTATGCATACACACTGAGTGAGTGCGGTGTGCGTGTCGACTTACACGAAGACCTTAACCAACTGCGTGACGCAGTTTCAAATTACAAAGCAAACAAGCGAGGCTAGGGCGTGACGAATATTAAGCCAAGAGATTATCAGGTCGAAGCAGTCGAGTCGGTGTGCGAGTACCTGACGAAGCACAAGGGTGATCCAGTCATCTGCGCACCAACAGGCGCTGGCAAGTCAGTAATCTTGTCGATGCTTACCGAGCGATTCATTAGGGCTGGCAGGCGTGTCGTTATGGCCACTCACGTCGGTGAGCTAGTCAAGCAGAATGCAGCCGCAATGGGACGCTTCGGAGTGGACGTCGGTCTGTTCGCGGCAGGGCTCGGCAAGCGAGATACGAAGCAGGATGCGATCGCCTGCCAGATCCAGTCTGCGTACAGCAAGGCCGATAGGTTCGGAACCCGCCACGCACTGATCATTGACGAGGCTCATACCGTCAACCCAGATGAGTCGGCGGTCAGGTATCGCCAGTTCATCGAAGACCTTCGCGGGTTTAATCCAGGTCTTCGGGTGATCGGGTTGACCGCAACACCGTACCGAACGGGAACTGGTTCCATCTGCGGCGCTGACGGTTTCTTTGACGACATCGTGTATGACATCCCGATCAAGATGCTGATCGAGCGAGGGTACCTGTCGAATGTTACGACGGAGACTAGCGGGTTCAAGCTCGACATAGGCTCCCTGAGGACACGCATGGGCGAGTACGTCACGCAGGACCTAGAGAACCTATTCGGCTCTGAGAACAACGTACAGTCCGCCTGCGAGGACATGCTGCGCTCCACGGCGGATCGCAAGAGCGTGATCGTCTTCGGCGTGTCCGTTGCCCATGCACTGGCAATACGTGACGTCCTCAAGGCAGTCACTGGCGAGGAGGTCGAGGTAGTTCACGGCGAGATGAGTAAGGGCGACCGAGAGTCGGCCATCGACAGATTCAAGTCGGGCAGGGTCAAGTACCTAGTTAACGTCAACGTCCTGACGACTGGTTTCGACGCACCAAACATTGACTGCGTAGCCATCATGAGAGCAACCCAGTCACCTGGACTGCTGGCTCAGATCGTAGGCAGGGGGCTCAGGATAGCCAAGGGAAAAGAGGACTGCCTCGTGCTCGACTACGGCGAGAACTTCGAGCGGCATGGCCCCATTGACTCACCCAGCTTCGGGAAGGCTAGCAAGAGCAAGGGAGAGGCGCAGCCAGTAGGCAGGGCTCGGTGCATGGTGTGCCAGAACGAACTGCTCCCAGCTAAGCGCGAGTGCGGAAACTGCGGGTTCGTTAACCCGTCGCCAGACACCAGCCCGACGCACGACGGAGAGGCAGCCTACGGTGCACAGGTCCTGCAGGACTGCAACACCGTGAAGGTGTCTGGTTGTGAGTACAACTGCAACCCTGGCCGCAACGGAAAGCGGGACACCTTCCGAGTGACCTACTACTGCGTAGGTGTGACTAACGAATCTAAGGGGGACTTGGTTGGTCGAGACAACACTGTCAAGGAGTGGTTGTGCTTCGATCACGACCACGACTCCTGGTCATACCGACAGGCCGTCAAGTGGTGGCAGAGAAGGTCGAACGCTCCAGCGCCCGAGAGCGTAATGGAGGCAGTGGATCTAGCGAGGCGAGGCGCACTGGCCAAGTGCACTGGGATTACCACGGAGAAGCAAGGAAAGTACGACAAGGTTACCGCCTGCGTCCTCGGGGACAAGCCTGGCGAGTGGAAAAGCGAGACTATGCTGGAGGGTGCTGAGTTGTTTTCTGAAGATTTCAACTGGGACAACATTGCAGACCTGCCGTTTTGATGTTACAATGACTCGGCACTAGAAACTAGACTAGGAGGACGTCACCTATGAACTTCGACCACGTACCCACGATCATTAAGTCAACCCCACAGTGGATTCTGTGGAAGATGGAAAACGGGAACAAGATCCCGAAGCAGGTTAGCGGTGCTAACGCACGGACCAACGACCACAGTACATTCAGCACGTTCGAGCAGGCGCTCGATGCATTAGATGATGATGACGGCAGCAGGTTCTCTGGCCTCGCGTTCGTGATATCGGACAGCGACAACTTCTCTGGGGTCGACCTCGACAACTGCCTTGACGACGAAGGTAACCCAAAGCCGTGGGCCGCCAAGATCATGGCGGGGCTTCGCGGTGTTGCTTACGGAGAGATCAGCCCGAGTGGTGACGGAGTCAAGTTCCTGACATACGGAAAGAAGGCGCCAGGGTCTCGGTGCGTTAAGCAGTTTGGTGGGCCCAAGGAACAGGTCGAGATGTATGACCGAACGAGGTTCTGGGCCATGACTGGAAACTGTATCGGCGGTGACTGGGCGGACGTAAGGGACGGACAGGAAGTGGTTACCAGGTTGTGCTCCGAGTATTTCGGAACACAACAGCAACGACCAGAGCCCGCGAAGCCAGTGGGTGACCTGGGGAGCATGTCCCTCAGCGCGTCACGCACGGCGAAGATTATCGAGGACACGGACAGCGAGCTGGACTTCCGAGCACGGTCATACATCGAGAGCTGTGGCTCGGAGACCGAGGGAGGCAGGAATAATAGCGGGTTCAAGATCGCGGGTCACTTGCGCTCTCTCGAGGCTGACGGCCAGCGAATGACTGACGCTCAG